AAGCGTCGTCTACCGAGAATGTACTCACACACGACAGGTTGGGCAACCGAGTCGGTAGCTAGTAACGGAAATCCAGCCCTGACTATAAACGGACGCGTATACGCTCCAGCCGAAGCTGTAAAGCTCTACTTCCGCCATAACGGCTACAAGTCTCTAGTGGAGCGCGAAATCGAGCAGACTCCAATCGTTCTCGACGCTCTAAAGAGCGCGGGCTTCACCGTTACCGAAATCCGTAACGGCTACTTCCTAGTAAAGAAAGAAGCGAACTAATGACCGAGACCATAACTCAAGACTTCGAAACTATGCTCGACGAAGCTCCAGACTACGCGAAAGAAACTGCCGCGCTAGTTAGGTGGTCGACTAACTACAACTACAACGACGAGGGAAATCCGTTACCTCTCTTCCTTGACCTAATCGGATACAACGAGGAGCAGTTCGGAGAAAGCTCGGGACGTAAAGTATCCCCGCTCGGGTTCGTCGAGCTCGGCTACCTCGGAGACGCTCTTCGCGAATACGCGGAACGTCCGCAGGATATCTGGAACTGGCTAGAGCGCCTCTTCGCCTCGGAGATAGATAACTAATGGGTGCTATCAAGAACATCTGGACAGCGCGGCAGGAATACGCCGAGAAACTCTCCGAAGCTCTCGGCGAGTCCGTCGAAATCCTCGAGAACCAATCGCCCGTGAACTCCCTCGAATGGTGGAAGTTTCGCCTCGAGGACGGCGTCGTCCTCTCTAAGATTGACGACCTAACTTATATCGAACCCGCACCTATCGAGTGCGGCGCTAAAGACTTCGACGAGATTAGAACGGCGATAGACGCCGTCCGCGCTCGTCACGAAGAGAAAGAAGATAACTAATGGCACTACCAACGATTACCCTAGTCGGTAACCTAACCGCAGACCCCGAGCTTCGCGTAACGAACTCTGGTAAGCAGGTCTGTAACCTCCGCGTCGCGTGTAACGAGCGGAAGAAGAACGAAGCGGGAGAATGGGTCGACGGAGAGTCCGTCTTCCTCGACGTCTCTTGCTGGAAGAACCCCGAGAGTATCAACTCGACGCTGGCGAAAGGCTCGAAAGTCCTTATCCTCGGAACGCTCCGAGCTAATGACTACGAGAAAGACGGCGTCCGTATTCGCGGTTATCGCGTGAACGCGGACGAGGTCTCGAAGTTGATTATCGGAGCTAAGGGCGAGAGTAACGCCGTCAAGGTCGAGAGCTCTACTGACGGCTGGACTTTACCGAATACCGACTCGGTGGCGGGCTTCGATACAGGGAGCGTCCCGTTCTAATGATATTCCTAAAGTCTCTACTCTTCGGAGTAATCTTCTTCGGCGGTCTCGCATTTATTAGCGGACTTGTCGAGTTCCTAGCTTCTCTTTACTATCTAAGCCTCGGCGTGTTGATTGTTATTATCGGAACTTTATTCTGGTATGCCGTAAAGCCCGAGAGAGGTCGCTAATGGCTAAGGGACGTCACCGCGCTAACCCGAAACCGTGGAATTGGCGCGAGGAGAAGAAGACTCTCCTAAACCGTTGGCGCTTCTTCTGGAAGCCCGCTATCCGCTCTTATCTGAAAGGACTCAAGCAACGTGCTAGAGCAAGAAATCTATAACCGAGTAATCGCTCAAGTCGAAGAGCGTCTAACCTCATTCGAAGCGTTCGAGATACTCAAGAACGCGAAACTCGCCGAGCCGTTCGGTATCACGAACACGCAGGAGAAGCTCGTCGAGCTAGTGAAGAGGGAAGTCTCGCCGCAGAAGCTCGGAGCGCACCACCAATACATAGCAGGAGAAGCCGAAGAGGCTCTCTGCGCCGTCTGCGGAAGCTCCGAAGCGGAGAACGCTCCCGATTGTAGGTGGGACTAATGGGACTCCTAGACGACCTCCAACCGATAAAGGGACGACTCTATCCCTGTCGCGTCCGAACAATAGCCGAGAGCCTCGACGAGAAAGACCGAGCCGTCTTTATCGAAGCGATAAACTCTACTCGGTGGGGAATGAACGCTCTCGCCGCAGAACTGACTAAACGAGGTCTCGACATAAGTCGATACTCAATAGCTAAACATAGAGAGAAGACCTGCTCGTGCTCGAAGACCTAACACCGCCCGCCGATGAACCCGAAGACATAAGTCTTCTACGCTCGGCTCTTAGAAGAACTCAAGTCCAACTCGCTCAAGCGAAAGAACGAAACGACCACCTCGTCGAAGTTACGAGGCAAGCCGCATTCGACGCTATGCTCTCACTAGGAGGCGTCCCCGTCACCGCTTCACCGAAGAAAGACGCGAGAAAGAAAGTCCGTCCCGAGGTCGCTCTCTGGGTTATGACTGACTGGCAAGGAGCGAAGAAGACGACCTCCTATAACTCGGAGGTAATGAGACAACGCGTTCTCCAGTTCGCGGAGAAAGCCGTTCATATTACCGAGCTTCACCGCTCGGCGCTTCCCGTCCGTAAATGCGTAATCGCTTTCGGCGGAGATATGATAGAGGGACTCTTCAACTTCCCGACTCAACCGTTCGAGATAGACGCGACGCTCTTCGAGCAATACGTCAACGTTTCGCGCCTAATGGTCGACGTCGTCCGAGTCGCTCTCGAGAACTTCGAAGAAGTCGAAGTCGTCGCAGAATGGGGAAATCACGGTCGCCTCGGCTCGAAGCGTGACGCCGTCCCGAGGTCGGACAATGCCGACCGAATGACTTACGAGCTCGCCCGTCAAATGCTCCGCGGAGAGAAACGCCTCAAGTGGGAAGACTCTCCCGAGGACGTTCAACGTATCGAAATCGGTAACTATCGCGCGCTCCTACTTCACGGCGACGAGATAGGACGTAACGGGTTCGCCTCTCCTGCGGCTATCGTGCAACATATGAACCGCTGGCGCTCGGGAGCTTACCCGTGGGAGTTCCGCGACGTCTATATCGGTCACTATCACACACACGCCGAATGGGCTATGGCAAATGGTCTAGGAGCGGTCTACCAGACGGGCTCGACCGAGTCGGATAACCGTTACGCGGGAGTAATGCTCGCGGCAACCGCTATACCGTCTCAACGTCTACACTTTATCGACCCCGATAAAGGACGCGTAACTGCGGCGTATAAAGTCTGGCTGGACTAATGAACTTCAATCCGCCAGAAGACCCTGCCTGTAAGCCCGACGACGCCGAGCTCTTCGATAACGAGTTCCTCTACGAAATGGCTCTCGGTATCTGTAAGGACTGCCCTATTCGCGCTTGGTGTCTCGAATGGGTAGACCCGAGTAATAGCTTCTTCGACGGAGTCGCGGGAGGTGTCGCTTGGAAAGAGGGTAGACCTCTTCCAGACTTTACTAATATTCGACGCGACGAAGTTCTAATCGCTTACCTCGGTCGCCGTCGTCAACTAAAGAAACTCAACTAAAGGAGAAAGAAATGCCTAAAGCTAAGAATAACCAGCGAAACGAAGACCGTAACAACGGGAAAGCTTGGAAGAAGCGTCCTAAGAAGTTCGACGCTACTAAGAGAAGATTGGTAACCGCGAAGTGATTATCAAGAAGAACCGCTATCAAGTCGCTATCGAAATCACTTACACGCTAGAGGGAGAACTCCTCGGAGAGTATCTCGACCAGCTTCAAGGCAACGAAGATACCGAGGAGGCTCGTAAAGAGTTCCTAATAGACCGCTTCGTTTCCCCGTGGTGGAAAGAACAAGTCGACCCGAAAGCCGAGCTCGTATTTAGGAAGCTCTCCTAATGCCGAGCTATGAGTATTCCTGCGAACCCTGCGGCGCTTCTCAAGTCGAGACGTTCTCGATAGAGCTCGAGCTTCCGCCTCCGTCTTGCCCTAACTGCTCTAAACCAATGACCCGCGTCTTCTCTCCTCCTGTTATCAAGTTCAACGGTAACGGGTGGGGAGCTGACCCTAAGAAAGAAAGAAACTAGCTAATGACCGAACCTATAAACCCTTGCGAGGAGTGCTCTAAGACGTCCTGCGGCGTCTGCGATGACCCGAGCTTCCCGTGGAGTCTCCGTATCTATCAAGTAGAAGAGAACGGACGTAGGCTCTTCGAGTTCTTCATCGAGAAAGATAAAGAGGTTCTCGTTACGGGGAAAGCTAACGGCTTCTTCTCAATCATCGACCAAGCACTCGAAGCCGTCGCCTCTTGGAACCTCGTCCCGAACCTCGGAGAGTCGCCGTCTCTAACTGACCTCGCTTTCTCGACGGGCGTCCTAGTCGAAAGAAACCGCGCGCAGAAAGTCCTAGACGAGCAAATCGCTACCCTCGAGATACAGAGAGACCTAGCACTCAAGCACCAAGACGAACTCCTCGAACTAACCCGCGAAGAGCTAGACGCGCTCATAACAGGAGACCCTGTCACGTTCGAAGCTCGGCTCAAGAAACTAAAGGAGGCGGCAAAGTGACTCACGCCGAGAAAGTCCGCGACTATTACCGTCGACAGGGCGAGAAGACCGAGAGAGAGCGTATCGTCGCTCTCCTCGAGAGAACCCCGTTCCTATGGGTTGGAGATAAACAACTAATCCAACTCGGACGAGAAGAACTAATCGCCGAGATAAAGAAAGGGCGGGAGGAATGACTAACCCGAACATCTACGAAGAACTCGAGAAGCTACGAGGCGACGTTCAAGTCTTACAAGTCGCGTTAGCTCTAATGGCGCAACGCCTCTACCCGACCGTAAAGATAGATAGAAGCTTCTGGGACGAAGTTCACGCTATCGTTAGAGCGAACCTAGAGAAAGAACCCGAGGAGGCGAACGAATGACCGAGAGACCTCCGACTCCTATGGAAGCCTTTACTAGAGTCGTCATCGAAGCGCAGATAAGCTACGCCGTCAAGAACGAACGGAAGCGACTTATCGAGAAGCTAGAAAGCTACCTCGAGATAACCGTATTCACCGAGAACGTAGAGGGAGCAGAGCCTAATCCCGAATGGACTAAAGGCTTTCAAGCCGCACTATCTCTAATCAAGAACGAGGTTACGGGCGAAGAATGATACGAGAGCGTTGCTCCTGCGGAGCGGAGTTCGAGACGGACGAGAAGACCGCCGTCCGACTTATCCGCGAATGGCGCGACGCTCACCGTCACGAACCCGAAACGCCGAACGAGAACCACGACGCGACTATCGAAACAACCCTCGGACTTTCAAGCGACCCGAGAGTCCCCGAACTACACATCGGGTTCAGACCCGACCCGCTAGAAGAATAGAAAGAACCTAATGCTAATCCAATCCCTCGGCGTCCTCCTAATCCTTAGCGGAGTCGCTCTATTTATCTACATCGTCCGAACGGTCGAACGTTACGAAGCTCACCAACGAGACCTCAAGCGCGCAGAGCTCGCAGAAACACTAGACCGACACGCCCGACACGTTAGAGAGAACCAACTTCTCGTTACACGTTTCCTAAACTCGAAGAATGGAACGGAAGAAACCGCTCAAGCGGACGACGAGACTCAAGCCCCGAAGCAATAAGACCGCTAACCTCTACCGAACTCAACGAGCCCCGCTCGTCGCCGAACTCCTCGAAGCTATCCCTATCTGCCAACGTTGCCTCTCCGCCCGCTCTACCGACGTCCACGAAATAAAGTCACGCGCCCGCGGAGGCTCAATCCTAGACCGAGAGAACCTCGCCGTCCTATGCCGTCCCTGCCATTCGTGGATAACAACAAACCCCGCTCAAGCTACCGCCGAGGGCTGGCTTCGAAACTCTTGGGACTAACTAAACCCGCGTAAATACGCCTCTCTAGGGGAGGGGGAGTCAATCACTAGACCCGAACCTGCCGACCCTGCCTTCCACAGAGTCGGTCTCACACCCCCGAAATTGGAAATCGGCTGTAACGGAACGCCTCGGGCTCGCGTAACGAAACCGTGACACCGTCTTTAGCCTGTTTCTATGGTCGAGATTAGGAAATGCGCTTGCGGGTGCGGACTCGAGACGGAGCGGAAAGCAAAGACGGGACGGCGTCCTCTCTACGCGACTAACGCTTGCCGTGTTCGAGCTCTTCGTCGTCGTCGCGCTCTCGAGAACTTAGGTCTAGCGCCCGAGTTCGAGGCTATCCCTGACCTAGCGAAACCCGAACCTGTATCCGTTTCGGCGTCTTCGGCGGACGAGCAGGTCGCTCGCTCAATCCTCGAAGCTCGCGCTATCGGTTACGCGTTCACCCGTCTCGGAACTTCGGCTCGTCCCGAGCTCGGCTGGCGGGCGACTAAAGTCGGTAACGCTATCCTCTCGGCTCTCGCCGAGTTCTTCCCTAATTCTGAAAGGTAACTCCTATGGCTTTACAAGTGAAACACGTCGCTATCTCGAAACTTTCGTCCGACCCGCTAAACGTTCGGACGCACGACGAGAAGAACCTCAACGCGATAAAGCGTTCTCTCGAACTCTTCGGTCAACGTAAGCCGATTGTCGTCGCTCGCGCGAATGACGGAAGCCTCGTAGTCATCGCGGGGAACGGAACGCTCGAAGCGGCAAGGTCTCTCGGTTGGACGGAGATAGACGTTACCGAAGTTCCCGAAGATTGGGACGCGGAGCGAGCTCGCGCTTACGCTATCGCAGACAATCGGACGGCAGAACTCGCGGACTGGAATAAAGTCGAGCTCGCTTCGGCTCTTCTCGAACTTGACGCCGTCGGGTTCGAACCCGCGGACTTAGGCTTCTCGGTCGCTCAAGCTTCCTCGGGAGACGTCGACGTTCCCGATGACTTCCCCGAGTTCGACGAGAACTCTTCTACCTCTCACCAATGCCCTAAGTGCGGCTACGAATGGAACGGGTCGACGAAATGAAAGACGAGACTCTTCCTACTTCGTCGTGGAAGTTTGACGAAGCCGTAACCGAAGTCTTCGACGATATGCTCGAACGCTCTATCCCTGACTATGCGGGTATGCGGCGGACGACGACGGAGCTCGCGCTTCGGTTCGCTAAAGAGGGAACGGCTATTGTTGACCTCGGTTGTTCTCGCGGTAAAGCTCTTCGTCCGATTATCGACGCTCTCGGCGACTCGAACTCTTACGTCGGAGTCGAAATCTCGAAGCCTATGGCTAACGCCGCACGGAAAGAGATACCCGAGGCGAAGATACTCGAGCTCGACTTACGCGACGAGTATCCGACCGCGTCCGCTTCGGTGACGCTCGCGGTATTGACGCTCCAATTTACGCCTATCGAATACAGACAGCGAATACTCGAGGACGCTTACTCTCGGACGGTATCGGGCGGAGTTATCCTCCTCGTCGAGAAGATACTCGGTTCAACTTCTTACAATGACCGACTTCTCGTCGAAACCTATTACGGGCGAAAGGGCGAGAACGGTTATACCGCCGAGCAGATTACCGCGAAGCGTAGAAGCCTCGAGGGAGTTCTAGTTCCCGTAACCGCGAAATGGAACGAAGAGCTCCTAGAGTCCGCGGGTTTCCGTAACGTCGAGTGCTATTGGCGACACCTAAACTTTGCGGCGTGGCTAGGCGTGAAACCGTGAAACCTCCCTATTCTCTTCCGTCGATGAAAGACGTCGAAGCTATCCGCGGAACTAACGGTCTAACTATGGTCTCGACTTTCTCGGGTTGCGGAGGCGCTTGCCTCGGTTATGAACTCTCGGGCTTCAATCTGCTATGGGCTAACGAGTTCGTCGAGGAAGCTCGCGAAACCTATAAAGCTAATCACCCGCACGTTATTCTTGACGGGCGCGACGTCCGTAAAGTTTCGGGCTCGGAGATACTCGACGCTATCGGTCTCAAGCAAGGAGAGCTCGACTTACTCGAGGGCTCGCCTCCCTGCGCTTCATTCTCTCGCGCTGGCTCGAAAGAGAAAGGTTGGGGAGTAGTAAAGAAATACTCGGATACCGAGCAACGTTCGGACGACCTCTTCTACGAGTTCGCCCGTTTAGTCGAGGAGATACAACCTCGAGTCTTCGTTGCGGAGAACGTCGCGGGACTCGTTCAGGGTAAAGCTATCGGCTACTTCAAACTAATTCTTGCCGAGCTCAAGTCGAAAGGCTACGAGGTCTCCGCTAAAGTTCTCGAAGCTTCTTGGCTCGGCGTTCCGCAAGGACGCGCGCGTCTAATCTTTATCGGCGTTCGTAATGACCTCGTCGCTAAGGGTATCCGTCCCGCGTTCCCTAAACCTCTTCCTTATCGCTATTCAATCTCGGACGTCCTCGACTCCGTCTCTCCGACTTCTATCCCGAGCTTCGTTGACCCTGAAACGGGAGCTAACATCGGGCTCGACGGTCACGCCGTCGGAGTCGAATACGATAAGACTCCAATCGGCGGAAAGTCCGATAAATACTTCCAACTAATGAAACCTGCCCTCGATAAACCGAGCTTCACGATTACGGCTACGGGTGGAACTATCGGTGCGGCGTCCGTAGTTCACCCGATACATAAGCGAAAGTTCAATCTCGAGGAACTTCGTATCCTCTCCTCTTTCCCCGCGGACTTCGTTCTAACGGGAAACTATAAACAACGTTACGAACGAATAGGTCGCTCCGTCCCGCCTCTAATGGCTCAAGCTATCGGCGACGTAATTCGAGACAAGATACTAAAGCCGAGCTATGCCTAAAGGACGTCCCGTAGACCCGAAACGCGCTACCCGAAAGACGGGTAACCGTCCGCTTCCTAACGAAGCGAAGAAAGCGCGCGCGGTCTCACCGATACCCGTCAAGATAGAAGCGTTCCCGCCTCCCGCGACTTTACCCGTAGAAGTTCACGAAGTCTGGAGGGCAGTTGTCGAAGACCTCGGAGGCGCTAATCATATGCGGGCGAGTTTCATTCCGCAGATACAGGCTTATTGCGAGGCGGTCGCTATTCACGCTCAAGCGTCCGCGAATATTCAACAATTCGGAGTTCTTGTAAAGGGAGCGAACGGAGTTCCCGTAGCGAACCCGCTTATCCGAGTTCAGAAAGACGCGTCTGCTACTATTCTTCGTTACGCCGAGTCTCTCGGTCTAACTCCTGCGGCGCGTATTAGGCTTGGTCTAATGGAGATTACAGGAATGTCTCTCCTCTCGACGCTAAACGCTTCAATCGACGGAAAGAACTAATGCCTAGATACACGCAAGCGGGACTCGCGAAAGCGGAACGCGTAAAGCGGTTCTCTGAACTTCACGTCCGCCATATGAAAGATAGGTGGGCTGGAAGTCCGTTCAAACTCGAGCCGTTTCAATGGGAGAATATGATACTGCCTACTTACGGGCAGACGGTCAAGGGTAAGCGAAAGATAAAGCGCGCGCTCTATGGTATTCCTCGCTGGAACGGTAAATCCGAGCTAACCGCTATGCTTCACCTCTACCACCTCTTCGGCGAACCCGTCTTCGGTGGCGAACAATACGCGTTCGCTACTACTAGACAGCAAGCGGCAATTATCTTCGACACGGCAAAGCGAATGATAAACGCTGACCCGCTTCTTCGAGCTATGTCTAAGGTCTATCGAAACGTAATCGAAGTCCAAGAAACGGGAGCGACGTTTCGCGCGTTACCGTTCGACGCCGATACCTCGCAGGGCTTCCACCCGAGCTTCGCCTCGGGAGACGAAGTCCACGTTATGCGAAATCTTGAAATGGTCGACTCAATGGTAACCGGTATGGTCGGACGCGAAGAGGGACTCTTCGTCGCAATTACTACTGCGGCGGCAAGAAGCGGAGGAACTCTCGACGAGCTTCGCGAGCTTTGGAGTAATGACCCCGCCGCATACGTTTATTGGCAAGGCGCGAAAGAAACGGACGACCCGAGCGACCCCGCCGTCTGGCGTAAAGCGAACCCCGCTTCGTGGATAACAATGGATATGCTCCGAAGTCAATATCAAGCGTTACCGCTCCCTGTCTTCCAGCGTCTTCACCTCAACCTAACGCCGAAAGACGGAGACTCGGTTCGAGCGTTCAATTCGAAAGCTTGGGAACTATGCGGAGATGTTCCGACTATCGACCTCGAGAAGCCTTGCGTAATCGGCGTCGACGCCGCACCGCGACGCGATAAGACCGCGGTCGTCTTAGACCAGAGAGACGAGAACGGAGTTCATAACGTAAAGGCGTGGACTTTCGAAGCTGACCCCGAAGCGGGACTCCTAGACTTCGACGAGCTAAAGCACCTACTCCGAGAACTAAACGCGACCTATAACGTTTCCCGTATCGTCGTCGACCCCGCTCACCTCTTCGCAGTTATGGACGAACTCAACCGCGAGGGATTACCCGTAGAAGACTTCCCGCAAACCGCTTCGAGAATGATACCCGCCTCTATGAACCTCTATGACCTCATTCAATTAGGGCGAGTTCGTCACGGTGGAGACCCGCTTCTAACGAAGCACGTTCTCAATGCGGGAGCTAAAGAGATACCGCCTAGCGGGTGGAGGCTAACGAAAGTATCTCGCCACGAGAACATAGACGGAGCGGTCGCTCTAGCTATGGCTTCTCATATAGCCGAGGCGGAATGGTCTCTCGGTTCTCAATCATTCTCGCAGACGGGCGGAGTATGGTCGCTCGACGTTACGCTCTAGCGTGACACCTGCGGGAAACTCGTTACATAGAACTATTAGGACGGACTCGCTATCTATGGCACTAAACCCTCTTGCCGCCTTTAGACGTTCCGAGAAGAGAGACGCTATCGACGCTCTCGCTAACGCTTTCTTCTACGGAGGGACGGTATCTGCCGCGGGCGTTCGCGTAACTCCAGAGACCGCTCTCGCTTCCGTAGCCGTTGCGGCGTGTATAGAAGTTCGCGCCGAAACTTTCTCCGCGTTACCTCTCGGCGTATATCGTCGCGAAGAACGTAAGCGTATTCCGCTTCCCGAGCACCCTGTCGCACGTCTATTAGCCGACAAGCCAAATGACCTAATGACGGGAGGCGAGCTTCTTCGTTGGAAACAAATTAGAGAAGACATCTCGGGTAACGCTTACGTCCGCGTGGTCTTTCGAAACGGTCGACCTAGCGAGCTTCTACCTCTTTACGCGAATAACCCCGAAATGCGTATCGCAAACGGTAAAGTCGCGTATCGCTACAAAGGCGATGACCTAACTCCAGCGGGCGATTACCCTGCGCGAGACATTCTTCACTTCAAGGGAGCTTTCCTCCGTAACCCGTTCGAAGCGGCAAGCCCTATCGACCTAATCAAAGACACGATTGGTTTATCTATCGCGACCGAGCAATTCTTCGGACGCTTTCTAAATAACGGCTCTCACTTCCCGACATACCTCGAAACCGACTCTGCTCTTTCACCCGACGACGTGAAAGCAATAGCTAGTTCTCTCAAGTCGACAGCGGGAGTTCTTGACGCGGGTAAAGTTCGAGTCTTCGACCGTGGTTTGAAAGTCAAACAGAACCCTCTCTCTATTCGTGACGCTGACCTAAGCGCGCAAATGCGTTGGTATCTTGAGCAAATCTGCCGTATCTATCGAGTTCCTCTTCCGATTGTTCAAGATTGGACACACGGAACTTATACGAACTCGGAGCAAGCGGGACTATGGTTCGCGCAACATACGATTACGCCTATCGCCGTCTCGACGGAGAGAACTCTAAGCTCTAACCTCTTCCTAGACGGCGAAGCTGGAACATATGTAAAGTTCAACCTCGACGCTATTCTTCGCGGAGACTACGCGACTAGAACCGCGGGCTATAACACGCTAATAAACTCGGGCGTAATCTCGCGTAACGAAGCTCGCGCCTACGAAGACCTAGACCCTTATGTCGGCGGAGACGAGTATCTCGTTCCGCTAAATATGGCGAGCTCAACTTCTCTCGGAACTGACGCTAACCTCGATGAACCCGCTCCTCGTAACCCTAACGAACCGCGTTCAATTCTTCAACCTGTAATAGACGACGCTATCGAGCGGGTAAAGATTAGAGCGAAGCAAGACGCCGTCCGCGGACGCGACGTCGAGACTACTAGAGAATGGGCTCTCGAGAACGTAATGCCCGCGGTCGAACGAGCTCTAAGTCTTGCGGGATTAGATATTCCTATTAGTTCTATCGTTGACGAAGCTCTTTCCGAAACCCGAGCAGTCTCTATCTCCGTCCCCGAATATGTTTCCGCTAACGCGAAGCGCGGACTCAAATACTACGAAGAGGGAAGAGGAGGCGACGGTTTAGTTCCTCAAACTATCCGAGACGCGCGGGAGCTCGCCGAGGGACGCGTATCCGAAACAAAGATTAGAAAGATTGCTCCGTGGATTGCTCGTCACCTAGTCGACCTCGAAGCTCCCGCAAACTCTAACCCTGACGACCCTGATTATCCCGCGGCAGGTTTAGTCGCTATGCTACTCTGGGGAGGAGGCGCGACTAAAGAGGGCGCGCTAAGAACTCAAGCGTGGGCAGAGAACGAAGTCGAGAAGCTCGACAGCGAAGCGTGACACGAAGAGGACGATAGAACTATGGCTAAAGCAGAACTACGCGCCGTCGGAGAACTCACATTCTCGCTGGAGGGTAACCGTCCTCGTATCGAGGCGCGAGCAATCAAGTATGACTCTTGGTCTGTCGACCTCGGAGGCTTCCGCGAGCGTATCCTCCCGAACGCTATAAACCTAGACTCCGACCTCGTAGCTTTATTCGACCACGCTACCGATAAAGTCCTCGGACGCGTATCTGCGGGAACTATGACCGTTCGCACCGACGACGCTGGTATCTCTTTCACCGCTTACCCGCCCGAAACTTCTTGGGCTCAAGACCTACGCGTCTCTATGGAACGCGGAGATATAAAGGGTTGCTCTTTCCGTATGTTCGTCGATGAAGACCACTTCTACGTCGAGAGCGGAGAAGTTCGTCGCGATATCCGCAAGGCTCGCGTTACCGAACTGACGATAACTTCTATGCCCGCTTACCCCGAAACTTCCGCCGAAGCGCGTTCAACCGCCGAAGCCCTGAAAGTAACTAGCGAAGAGAACCGCGCTGGACGCGTTCTATCTGCGGCTAACGAGATTGCCTTGAAAGCCGCACTCGAAGCTATTGACCTTGCCGAAACAACTCTCGAAAGCGTCCTCTCTCAAATTGACCCGACTTTCGACCCCGAAGCCGAAGACGGAGAAGACGACTCCGAGGACTCTTCCGAGGAAATGACTTCAACCGTAAAGCGTGACGCTTCTTGCCCTTGCTCTAATACCGAGTGCTCCTGCGCTCCTCAATCTTCCGAGACTACGGACGGCGCGTCCGTAGAGCCTCGAAGCACGGTCGGCGCGACCGAAACCCTCCAAACCCGTTCTTCCGTCTACTCGACGAAGTTCGGACTCATATCAACCCGAAAGGAAACCTAGAATGGATTATCGTTCTATCGACCGCCAAGCCGAGGAGTTGCGCCAGATTGGTGCGGAATTGGCTGGCAAGGGCGAGCTCGCTCCAGAAGAGCGCGACCGCCTTATGAACATTACTGGCAGACTCGAAGAGCTAGACAGACTTCGTATTGAAGTTCGCGACGCTGAACTCGAGGAAGCTCGTTCAATCGCCGAAAGCGGACGCCCTGTTGGCGAGACCGCCGAGGCAGACAAGGCTTCTGCCGCTTTCCGTTCGTTTATCAAGACAGGCGCGGAAGACCGCACCTTGCTTGCTCAAACTGACGCTAACGGTGGTTTCGTTGTCCCCGAGCCTCTACGCGCTCCTCTAATCGAGAAGTTCCGTAAAGTCTCTCCTCTATTAGCAGAAGTATCTTCGTTCAACTTTACAGGCGACACGAAGTTCTATCTACCTCGTAAGGACACTCACGGTGTCGTTGCTAACGCCGCAGAAACGGGAGCTAGAACACAGCAAACCGACCCGACGTTTACCAACGCAACCCTAGAGGCGTTCGACTACTACACCGACCAGAGAGTTTCTCAGCAATTCCTCGACGGTGTAGACGGCGCAGAGAACTACGTTACCGATTGGATATACGGAGACTTCGCAGAGCAGTTCGCTTCTCACGTTGCCGCTGGAACTACTGGCGCAACACAGAAGACTCAAGGTATCTTTACCGCTAACGCGACTTACTCGTCTATCTTGTCGGGTGTAGCCGCAGGTTTGGTAAACACCAAGTTCCTCGAGCTGTTCTTCACCTTGCCGCAAGCTTTCCGTGCGAACGCTAAGTGGTATATGTCTCCTGCGACTCTTTCCGCTATCGTGGGTTACGCTTTCCCTAACTTGAACAACACTCCGCTTGTTCAAACTACGGCAAACGGAACTTTCACTATTCTTGGAAAGCCTGTTGTCGAGGTTGACGACGCTCCAGCTATCGGTGCCGCTAACTTCCCTGTCGCCTTTGGTGACCTAAAGCAGGGTTACGCTACTGGTATCCACAAGACCGTCTCTATTCTCCGCGACCCTTACACCGCTACCCCTAACGTGCGTTTCTACGCTCTAGGACGTATGGGTGGAGTTCCGTGGAACAAGGACGCTGTCGTTCTACTCAAGTCAAACAACGCCTAATAGCGTTCGACTTAGCGACGCGCCTCTCGAGTCATCGGGAGGCGTTTCGCTTTACCTCGGAGTCTAGGCGGGCTTCTTTCTGTTACCTAATCGTTATCTTCGTTATCAAACCGTTATAGGAAACGGCTTGTATTGTGTCGCGCCTTGAGCTCGGCACGGTAGACTGGAAGTATCGAAAGCAAAGGGCTCTCGATAGATAAGGGAAGAAATGATTAGTTACGAAGACGGTCCAAGATACCGTATCGAAGCGCGAGCTATCGCGCGAAGTATCCACCGCTATTACGACCTCGAGAAGAAGATTGCGAACCCGAAGCGTTCCGACTTTCTAAAGGACGATTACCGCGAACAGCGTAAGAAGATAACATTTAGCGTTCTTCGACTCATTGCTAACTGGAACGAAACTCACGGCGAAGAGAGACCGCTCCATTGGAGTCAATATACCGAGGGACTCTTCTGGTCGGAAGTAAGACGTTACCGCGAGGAAGTTCTCGGAGAGGGTAAAGCGTAATGTCTACGATTGCGAAATGCGAAGAACTCGCTACTAAGCTCGGCGCTACTCTCGAAGACGATGGGTTTGCTATTCGACTTCAAGCGCCGCACGGTAAGACGGTCGACGTCGAAGTCCACGAATACGTCTACGACCGAACTAACGTTGTTCTCGGGAGTCGAGGTATCTGGCGCGAGGTCTGGAGCGACCTCCGTCGCTTCGAGCGAGACGGTTTCGACGAGTGCGAACTCTACGCGACGCTCACTTGTGATTGGTGTAGCGAGGTGACTGCCTAGACTTTCCCGTTTCTCCGTTTCTCGGGTAAGACATAGACCCGTCCTCTCCTCTCGAGGGCGGGTCTATTGTTATCTCGGTTCGTGACACCGCTCTTAGTCTGGACGTATCTAAACTCCGAGGAGAGAGACATTGAAATTACTTCTAAACGCCGACTACGAAGTTCAAATAGTAACAGCCGAGGGTAACGCCGTCTATGGAGGTAAAGCTGGCGAGACTATCATCGTTCCGCAAGACGTCGCCTTATTATTTATCGAAGCGGGTGTAGCCGAGGGTGTAAAGAGCTCCGAGCGAGCTACTAAGAACAAGGGCGAGACCGCTACTAAGTAAGTCCGCTAGAGAGGCTCTCAAATGCTACGCCTAAAGAAGAAGACCGTCGGTTCTTACACGTTCGAGTCGCTTTACTATGACGACGACGGAGTCCACGTTACGCTTCACGGTCCACTAACGCTTACCGTTCGCGACGGGGCGGGAACGTCAATCTATACAACACCTCCGACTCTTCACGCGGGACACGCGGACTCGATTATTCCTTTCGCTACTTTAGAGAAGCTCGATACCTACACGTTCACTTATACAGGCTTTCTCGACAATCAACAAACTCAACCTGTTTCGTGGACTGACGTAGTCGAAATCGTTGGAGGCTACCTCTTCGAAATAGCCGAGCTTCGAGCTTTCGATAGAGCTTTCCTAGATACTGCTAAGTATCCGACCTCGCTTCTTCGTGACGTTAGAACGTCCGTCGAGAACGTCATAGAGGGAGATACTGCGGCGCGCGTCGCGTTCGTTCCGAGGGGACGTCGCGTAACTCTTTCGGGTAACTCGCCAGACCTAAATAGAGGCTACTATCCGCTCTACTACGGAAACGATTACCGCGAGCTTACCGTTCCTAACTACGAAGTCCGCTCTCTCTACTCGGGAAGCCTAAACGGCGTCGCTTTCACGCAAACCGAACTAGACGACATTATCCCGAACGACAATACTCTCTTCCGCTCCTCGGGCGTAGCGTTCCCCGCGTGGAGCTTCGGTAAGAACAACATAAAGCTTCACTACGTCCACGGTTACGATAGACCAGCGGGAGCGATTACCCGTGCCGCTCTAATTCTCGCGCGCGAGTTCCTAGTAAAGAGCGACCTCCCCGCGCGCGCTTCGGCTACTTCTATCGGAGACCAACTCTTCCGTATCACTATCGCGGGACGTGACGGCATTACGGGTATCCCTGACGTCGACGCGGCAATCGCTCAATTCGGACGCGCGTCGTCCTCGATTGGGTAGCCGTGGCGTTCCAAACTAAGAGCTTCGAAGCGCAAGACGTTCTAGTCACCGCGCTAACCGCCCGAGCGGAACTAGCTTCGTGGCGTATCGACTTCGGTATCCCCGCAGGACGTCCAGAAGAGCAACATATCTGGGTCGACGAGAACGTTTCCGATTGGACGCAAGACTTACTAACTACGGGACTTCAATCCCGTAACGAGGTCTTTCGACTAGCCGTCTATGTTTACGATAAGAAGACGGGCGCGGACGCTAAAGAAATACGGGACGAACTATCTGCCGCCGCAAGTGTTATATCCGACGTAATCGGTTCGGACGCTTTCCTCGGTGGCGTAGTTATGTTCGCTCAAATAGTCGGAGGCGAATACGAGGGCGCGTTCGCTGACCCCGAGGGACGTATCCGCGAGGGCGTTCTGAAACTAACTATCGAGTGCCAAGCGTTCCTCGCGTGACACGGACAGGAGACTTTACATATGGCTAAGATAACTCTTTCGGAGGCGGTTCACGTCTCTATATCTCTCGACGGTAAAGCCGTCGAATTAGACCTCGCTGTCGGAGAGAACGAAGTTCACTCTAGCGTTGCCGAGGTTCTCGTTGCTCAAGGGCTAGTAAGTGACTCAAGCTCTAAGACTTCGAAGAAGACTTCCTCGACTCCAATCGTCGAGGAGACTCCAACTACTAAAGAAAGCACGGAGGCTAACTAATGCCCTTACAGAAAGTTTCTACCCTCGTCGGAGTAGCAAAGCAAGCTTCGGCTGGAACTCTTGCCGCTAACCCGACTTACGCTCACGGTCTCACAGGTGGAGCGCCTATCTCGGTCGAACCGAGCGTCTCTCCCGTCGAAGTAACGGTAGCGAAGCGCGCCGCATACAACATTTATCGCGATGACGTAGTCAACGGCGGAGAAGTCCAAAGCCTCGCCTACATCAGAAGCCTCGGTCTATGGCTCTTAGGAGCTCTTGGAACTGATACCGTAACGGGCTCGACTCCTTATACGCATACTTACTCAACGGGCGACCTCCCTTATCTATCGCTATTTACTAAAGGCATAAGCACAACTAACTCTGGTATTCGCGATTGTAAAGTCGATGAACTATCTCTAAAGTGGGACGGCTCTAAGCCTGTCGACTTGACCGTAAAGCTTCTCGGAACGGTCTTCTCTTATCCCTCAACATTCACTCCGACGACTGACGATACAGGAGCAGAGTCTTACCTAACTCCTCTCGGTGGAACTTTCTCCCTCGACGTAATCGGTTCGACTAACGTAAGCGCCCGCGTAGTTGGTGGCGAGCTAACAATCAAGAACAACGTTACCGCTATCCACCCGAGCGCAACTATCGAAGCGGGAGACGTCTGGGAGGGTGTACAGGAACACTCTCTAAAGCTGACTATCGTTCCCGACGACCTAGCTCTCTTCCGTAGCACCGTAACTGGAACCGTGAACGGAACTTCCGTCGCGACCGTCCAGCCAACGGGTTCTGTAAACCTAGTCTTCAAGGAGAACAACGGTTCTAATACGCTAACCGTAACGGGCAGTAAGATTGCTTATATGACCTCGTTCCCTGACGCTGACCCTAAAGGTGGCGCGGTGGAAATCGAGCTCGTCGGTATGGCAGTAATGCCTAGCGCGGGAACTGCTCCGCTGGTCTATGCGCTAACAAACGCTATCGCAAGCTACTAAACAATAAGAGAAAGTTAGGGACTCGAATAAATGATAAAGGGCACTATTACATTCCTAGACGGTTCTACTCCTATCGGAGTAACAATCGGACTAGGTGAAGACGTGAAAGCTCCTCGCGACCTTGCCGCGTTAGAGAAACAGGGTTGGGTTATTGACGACTCTATCTCAACCGCCTATAAAGCTTGGCTCGCTGGTAAGCGACAGGGAGACATTCCCGCAGACTCGAAGTTTGAAACTTGGGTCGATAACGTCGCCGAAGTAGACCTCAAGCCGTCAAGAAAGCAAATCGAGGCGGCAGTTGCGATTGGCAAGATGAGTCAAGAAGAAGCCGACAAGCTTCTAGCTTTCTTCGAGAGTAACGACTCGGGGGAAGCCGTAGCGCGGCAAGGCGAATAGCCTCCGTCGCGCTTGCTTCTGGCTTCGGTCTCAACTTAGAGACCTGCGACCCGCTCGTCTTCGAAGAACTCGAGGACTTGCTTCTCGAAAGACATAGAGAAGCGGAGAGGGAACGTATGGCGTCCGAGTTGAAAGCGAAGCTAGGTAAATGAGTAGACAGACGGCTATCGGAGTCGAGGGTGTTGCTAAGACCGTCCGCGCGCTCGACGCGTTCGCTCCTGAAATCAAAGCTCGCCTAAATCGTGAAATCCGTAAAGCTCTAAACGATACTAAGACGCGCGCGCAATCTAAATATCCAAAGGGCGCTTACGTTACGCTCGTCAACAAGAAGAAGATACTCGGTTCGGTGACGACCGCTCGCGGAGGCGTGAACGGTCGACGTTGGGGAGAAGCTGACGCGGGAGCTCGCGCCGCAATCTTCGAGTTCGCAGGTTCTCGTCAAGAGGGAAGAACTCCTCAAGCTCGAGGACTTATCAAGTCTCTAAACGCTCGCTACGGAACGACTGGTCGCTTTCTATGGTCTGCGTGGGACGAAACAGGTAAAGACGTCCTCGATAGAATTAGAACCTCGGTTCTTTCTGCCGAGCGTGACCTCCAATCTAAACTTGACTCCATAGGAGAAAGTTTCTAAATGGCAGTAAAGGTCACGGTCTACGGTCAAGCCGATATGCGGCAAATCGCGCGAGCGCGCGAGGAATTAGACCGTCTCGAGAAGAAAGCTCTCGTCTCTTCTAATCAGTTCTTCGGAGCGATGAACCGAATATCTAACTCTACGAAACGAGTTGGAACGGCTATGGCTTCGACGGGTGACTCTCTTACTCGTAATCTAACTCTTCCTATTGTTGCCGCAGGTGCGGCGGTTGCTAAGTTCACCGCGAACGCGGCAGAAGACGCGCAACAACAAGTCGTCCTAGCTAATACTCTAAAGAATACGGCGGGCGCTACGGACGCAGTAGTCGCCTCGACGGAAGCTTGGATAACTAAACAGGGTGAACTTCTCGGAGTCGCGGATAGTGAACTTCGTCCCGCTTTAGCAGTTCTCGCTGGCGCAACTAAAGACGTCGAGAAATCTCAAATGCTCGCGGGTCTAGCTATGGATATTGCCGCGGCAAAGTCCGTTCCTGTTGAGACTGCGGCGAAAGCTCTTGCTAAAGCTTACGCGGGAAATACTACTCAACTTTCGAGGCTCGTAGTTGGTATCGACCAGACGGCACTCAAGTCTAAGAACTTCGGCGAAATATATAAGTCCGTGAACTCTATTGTCGGCGGTCAAGCGGCAAAGTCCTCGGATACTGCCGCAGGAGCTATGAAACGGCAGAAAGTCGCGCTAGACGAAGCTACCGAGTCTCTCGGTTACGCCTTTATGCCGATTATGGAAGACGTTACAAAGCTAATTCAAACTAGCGTCGTCCCCGCTATAAAGAAGCTCGCAGACTTCTTCGGGAGTCTCTCTAAAGAACAGAAGAACGCGATTGTCGGTATCGGTCTTCTTCTTGCCGTTCTTGGTCCTCTTCTTTCTATTACAGGGCGAGTAATTACAGGTATCTCTTCTCTAGCTAATGGAATTATGTGGGTTGGGAAACACGCTATAACCGCCTACGGAGGTCTCCAGAACTTCGTTACTGGTCTAATGAACGCGTCTGCGGGTTCGTCCGCTTTCGCAACGCCGATGATGAAATTAGGCGGATACATAAGAACTGCGGCGACCGCGACTTGGGCGTTCGTTACCGCGACTTGGGCTAGTGTGACCGCGGGTATCAAACAAGCCGCAACTTGGGTTGCCGCTACGGCAACTCTAATAGCTCATAAGGTAGCTACGTTTGCGACTACGGTTGCGACTCAAGCGTGGACTGCCGCGCAATGGCTTCTCAATATCGCGCTAAACGCTAACCCTATCGGTTTAGTAGTTATCGCTATCGGGTTACTCGTCGGAGCAACAATTCTTATCGCAAGCCATACTAGAGAACTCGAAGCGACGTTCTCGAATGTATGGAAAGCGGTAACAGGGTTCGTTTCTGACGCTATCTCCTCGATAACAGGTTGGCTCGACGGGTTCGTCGAAACTATGCGGTCGGTAGCTTCGGACGCGATGAACGGCTTTATCGACGGCTTCGCAGACTTCTCTACGGAACTCTATAAAGCCGTACAGAAACCGATAACTGACGCTGTCGATTGGGTGAAAGCGAAACTCGGTATCGCTTCTCCGTCTAAAGTTACGCACGAAATAGGAACGCAATTCGGGGCGGGCTTTACTAACGGAATAAAGGACTCGACCGCTGGAGCTGTATCCGCCGCAAATGACTTAGCTACTCAAACTTCGAACGCGCTTGCGAAAGGACTATATAACGTCAATAGGCAAGACGCGGTTAGTAAATTACAGGACGCGAAACTTCTCGGTCTCGGGCAGACTCTCGGTATCGACCCGAAAGTCCTAACGGACGCCGTCCTCGGTGATGAAGACGCTTACAATACGGTTCAGAACACCGCAAATAAACGTATCGCGCAAATAAAGGCTATGTATGGCTCGAGTATGAACCCGAAGCTAAACTCATTCCTCGGGACTATCGAAAGCATAAAGGCAACGCTCCAGCAAGAGGGCGTAAGTAATGACCTAATCGCTAAAGCTTTAGGAGGCGAAGCGATTACTAAAGCGACCGATAAAGTTACTACCGCGCAAGAGAAACTCGCCGAGAAGATAAAGGAGGGAGCTCGTCTCGCTAAACAAGCTTTCTCGTCTTGGTCTATGGACGAAATCGTCAAGCCGATAACTACTTCTTTCGACACGGTTCTTTCCGCTCTCCAATCGCAAATACAAGCGACAGCTAACTTCATAAACAATATTGCTACGTTGAAAGCTAGACAGCTAAACGCGGGCGCGCTCGCTTCGTTACTCGCTCTCGGTGCGGCGCAGGGTGGAGGTATCGCTCAAGCTTTAGCGCGCGCTTCGGACGCTCAACTCGCGCAATACAATACTTCTTACGGAGAGCAAACTCGACTTACAGGCATTCTTGGTATGACTCAAGCGGGCGCAAGTCCAATCGCTCCTGTTACTATTAGCGAGGGAGCTATTCAAGTTTCTATCGCTGGAAACGCTGACGAGACTACGGTAACCGAGGCTATGTCGCAAGCGATAGACCAGTTAGTTAGAGAGTTGAGGTCGCGCTAATGCCTACTTATACCCTTAGACCTATCTCCTACTATGGAGGCAGTCCCTATACTTCTTGGGGTAACGTCGCCTCTAATGCCGCCTTAGCTACCGCTTTAGGTGACAACTCGGACGCTACTTTCGCAACTCGTTCGGGTGCTAGCGGTCTAGGCACTACGCAACCAATCTTCAACCTATCTGCTCCGTCTATCGGTGCGGGAGAGTTTATCGTTCGAGCTGGTCACTTCGTCCGTTGGAAAGGAGGAGGAGGCACGGGAAATACAAACGAGAACCTCGGCGCGGTTGCTTTCCGTACAACTGACCCGACACCTTATCAGTCGCAAACTCTAATTACAGACGGACGCGTAACTGCCTCAACGACAGAAGTCGGTTATAGTATCGTAAGTTGGTCGGTCGCAGAAGTATCTACTCTGCGAGTAATGCTAAATAGTAATAACCGCATACTTTCAACAGCGCCGACAACGACGGTGTACGAAGTTGGTGCGACTCTTTATACCCTAAATGCGCCAAGCGTAACGGTTTCCAACCAGACTATAACTACTAACGCGAAGCCTACTATCGCGGTTTCGTTGACGATGACTATCGGTTGGGAGTCCGCTGTTCCTGAAACTTCTAATCTTCGTCGTGCGGTTACCGAAGTTCGTATCGAGTCGGGTGGAACGGGAGTCGGAACGGGAACTCTAGTCGGGTATGCCTATACGGATACTTTCAATGCTCAAACGGGGACGACTAACGTCTTCGTGAACTCGGTAATAGCTAACGGAACTTACAACCTTTATGCGCGTTCGACCCGCTTCCGCGAGGGACAGACGGTAGACCAAGCTATCGCCTCGACGGGTCAATCGAGTGCGTGGGCTTCCGCTACTCTAACAATGAACAATCCCGTCCCGACCGCTCCGTCGCTATTTACCTTTGGAGACTCGTCTCTAAAGCGTATTGGCATAGGTGTTACGCCCGTTGCGACGTCGGGCGTATATGCCCCTGCGACTATCGACATCGAGCGTTCGACAAACGGTGGAATTACTTGGTCTGCGATTAGGCTATCGCCTCTTACCGTCCGCCAGAACCTAATAAATAACCCGAGCTTCGAAACTAATACGACAGGCTGGACAGCTAACGCTAATACTACTCTTTCGAGGACTACGGGTTTCTTTAGTTCTGGAACGGCGTCGGCAAACCTAGTAGCTATTGCCGCAGGGACGGTTGGTATTACTTCGACGACTTCGACTCTCGGCGCGGCAATCGTTTCGCCTAATCTCTCCTATTCCGCAAGCGCGTATCTTCGTTCGACTGCCGCAAGCCGTAATGGCGTAATCTCTATCGTTTGGCTAACTACTGCTGGCACAACTATTAGCACTTCGGCGGGAGCGTCTACGGCTCTAACTTCTGGCTCTTTCATTCGTATAAGCGTAACGGCAACTGCTCCTAGTAATGCGGCTTTCGCTTATCTGACTATAACTTCTCCCTCTACGTTCAACATTGGAGAAAGTATTTACATCGACGCCATTCTTCTCGAACAATCTGCGAGCGTTGGAAGTTACCTCGACTTTATAGCTACCGCTACGGTCTACGATTACGAAATGCCTCGAGGAACTTCTATAAGTTATCGCGCACGCGTGAACGCTTACTCCGTCGGCTATCCGACTTCTTCGCCGTATTCTAGTTCTAGTTCTGGCTCTATCCCTGTCAATGCCGAGTGGGCGCTGAAAGCTCCGCTAACGCCTACGCTAAACGTCTCTACACTAGAAGTCGTCGATACTCCGACCGAAGAACTAACCGAAGACCTCGGAGTCTTCCGTCCGCTTGATAGACGTTACCCTGTCGTGGTAGCGGGACAGCTTGGCGGTTATGACGGGACTCTCTGTATTTATACGACTACTAGCGCAGAATGGACTTCGGTAAAGGCTTTGCTTGAGTCGCAACAAGTTCTTTATTTAGAAAGCGGTTTCGGGTGGTCGAAATATATTCGTTTAGTCTCGGGAGCTAGAGTCGAGATTATGGGAACAACTAACGCGCCTCGCCGAAAGATAGAAGTCTCTTACGTCGAGGTAAGCGCGCCGTAATGTATAACGTTAGTTCTAGCTTTCTGACCGCACTACGGTCGTCAAGTATGAAGATTGCCGTCTCGGTTTCCGCTTCTGACGGAACGGTTCTCTCTATACAGAACGGCTCGGTAACTATGGACGCACGGCGTAATATTACCCGAACAGCAGAACTAGAACTTATCCCGACTCCTACAAAGACGATAGAGCAAGTCTTCGCTCTTCTATTGACGCCGAACGTAGAGATTACGATAAAGAGGGGACTCTATTTAGCCGACGGGTCTATCGAATACGTCTCGCTCGGAGTCTTCTCAACTGACGAAGCTTCCTACTCGAGAAGCGTTACGGGTGTCGTAAAGTGGTCTGGAAGTGACCGCTCGAAGAAGATAAGTCGCTCAAAGTTCGTCGACCCGTATCAAATAACCGCGGGAACGTCTCTAGCTACGGCAGGAGGAAACTTACTAACTTCACGCTTCTCTAACGTAACCACTAACTTCGGTAACGTCCTCGAGAATGTTACCGCTAACGTAATCTATGAAGCAAGTAACGACTCCGACCCGTGGGATAGTGCTAGAAGACTCTTCGCAGACTCGGGTTATGACCTAAACTTCGACGGTGACGGCGTAGCCCGCGCTGTTCAAGTTCCAGACCCCGCGACCGTCGTCCCTGTCTTCAACTTCGGAGCGGGCGCAACGAACCTAATTCTAAACGCCGAGGTCGGAGGAACTCTCGAGAAAGTCTATAACGGCGTAATCGTGACGGGCGAGGGTTCAAGTCTTACAACTCCCGTTAGAGGCGAGGTTTGGGATACTGACCCTAGTTCTCCGACATACTATCTCGGCGGTTACGGGAAAGTTCCTCTCTATTGGTCGTCTGCTCTAATCACTTCTGCCGCTCTCGCTCAAGCGGTCGCAACCGTTCTACTCGCTAAACTAAAGGGACGGACAGAGTCTCTTTCTTGGTCTAATATAGTGAACCCTGCTCTCGAGCCTCTCGATGTAATCTCTATCACGCTCAAGGGAACGCAAACAACCGCGGTTATCGACCAGCTAGTTATTCCTCTTCGAGCACAAGACTCTATGACTGCGATAGCGAGGCAAACGATAGTATGACCGACTTTCAGAAAGTAGCCGAGGCTATTGCCTCAAGTTCGCAAGCTCCCGCCTTTAGGCGACGTATGGGGACGGTTTCAGCTATAAACGCGGGTTATACGATAGACGTAACTATCGCGGGTTCGTCGACGGTTATTACGGGCGTTCGTTACTTCAATCACTATGCGCCGAAAGTTGGAGCTCAAGTCTGGCTCGATACTGACGGACAAGATTGGATAGCTATTGGAGCGGTAGCGGGTCTCGGCGGTCAAGTTCCGACTTGTAAGGTTTATCGCACCGCGGACTTAGGTATCGCGTCGGGTTCGGGTTGGACAGCGATTACTTGGCAAGCCACCGAGTTCGACCCGTTCGGTATGTTCACCGTGAACTCGACTAATCTTACCGTTCCGATTACTGGTCGCTATCTTATTAGTGGCGCAGTTCTATTCGATAACTCAACTTCGACGGGGTATCGCGGTATTGCGATAAATAAGAACGGGACGCTAATTCAATACGCTCAAGTAATTACTAACGCGGCAAATACTATCGGCGTTCCGTTATCTACGGTCGTCAACCTAACTAAAGGAGATACCGTTTCTCTTTCTGCTCGTCAAGGCTCGGGCGTGAACATAAACCTAGTTTCTTCGAGCGCAATCGAGACGCACCTAATCGTAACTTACCTCGGAGCGGACTCTTAGCCCGTGACACCTAGCCGAGAATGGCTTTATGGCTAATCTTTCTATCGTTTCGGGCGTCCTAGATATCATCGCTTCACAAGGTAAGACGTGGACGATAAGTATTACCGTCCGCGACGCGGGAAATAACTTAGTCAACTTTACGGGCTATTCTGCTCGTTGGGACGTCCGCGTAAATCCTTATAGCGTCGATACCGTCTTATCTCTTTCGAACGGTTCGGGAATAACTCTAACCGCGAACGGAGTTATTACTCTCACGGCTACTGCGGCGCAGACCGCGGACATTCCAGCGTCGTCTTACGTTCACGAAATCGAGCTCACAGACCCGACAGGCGCAAAGCCTCCTTTCCTTGCGGGTAATCTGAAAGTGGTCGCGGAAGTAGTTAGATAAATGGGCGTAATCGTTCAAGAAGTAACTACCGAAGCGACCGTCACCGAGACGAGCGTCTCCGTAAATGTTCAACAAACCGAGAACTCTATTACGGTTACAAGTCCTTTACCGACTGCGGTAGCGGTAACTTCGCCGATTACTAATACGGGAAGCTCGACCGCTCCGATTATCGGTATCGACCAGACGCTTCTATCTATTCAGCAAACGCAAGTTTCGGGACTCGTTTCCGCTCTCTCGGGTAAAGCTAATCTAACCGCTAACGCGTTCACGGACGCGCAATCTATTACGGGTTCTGTCGCAGGAAGTATACAGCTCTTCGTCAAGGGAGCGAGCGGGCAATCGGCAAGCTTCCTCGAGGTTCAAGCTTTCTCGAATAACACCCTCTTCCGCGTCAACTCTACGGGCTACGCTCTAGCTCCGCTCGGCTTTATCGGCGGAGGAACTAGCCAATCAACAAATACGAGCGCGGTTCTCGCTAACAATACTTTCTATCCGACCGCTACGAACCAGATAGGTCTAGCGGTTAGGCAAATCCTAAATCACGCGACTAATCTTCAAGAGTGGCAGAATAGCGCGGGCGGAACAATGGCGTATATCGACCAATTCGGCGGTTTCAGAACGAGCGCCTATTTACAGCTACACAGTAGTTCTGCGACTACGCTTCTTCAATATAACCGCGCGGCAACGAACAACGTCGCTAACCTCCTCGAGTATCAAGACTCTTCTGCCGTCGTCCTCGGTGGTCGAAACGCTCTAGCTCAAATCTTCACGGGTTCTGCTACACCAATCTCGGGCGTCGGAAACACTATTACGATAAACAGCCAAACTCCAACTTACTCTTCGCCAAATACAACAATCGTCACGGCTTCTGCTCACGGTGTCGCCGTCGGGCAAACGGTTACGCTACAAGGTTTCACGCAGGGAAGCTATAACCAGACTTGGGTAGCTCAAGCTGGAACGAGCGGAACTAACTTAGTTATCCGAACTAACTCGAACTTTGGACCAACTCAAAGCTCGGGCTCGGCGCGTATTACCTCGCAGGTTGGTATTACTTCTCGGTCTTCTACTACGGTCGGTCTTATAGTTCGAGGCGCGGCAAGCCAAGCGCATAACTTAGTTGAGTGGCAGGACTCTAGCGCCTCGTTACTAGCGAACGTTACAAGCGTCGGTGGCTTCAATACGAACAGCGCGAACGGTTATCAAATAGCTAATGCGGCGGGTTTCGTTTCTCTCAATAGCGGACAGACCGCGCGTATCCAAGCGGGCTCTGCCGTCGGAACTAACCCGCACGTCGTCATTCGACAAAGCGCGTCGCAAACGGGAGACCTAACCGCGTGGCAGGACTCTAACGCCGTTCTACTTGCTGGCGTAAATAGTATCGGTTCAGTATTTACTGCGGCAATTATGGGCTTAGATAGACAGAACGCGATTGTCTTTGGTGGCACACGGAATATTGGTCTAAATGCTGGCTCGGCTAACTATGGTGGAGGTCAAGCCGTTACGTTTATCGGTAACGCTTCAACCGTGCCAACCTCTAACCCGACAGGTGGCGGTATTCTTTATGTAGAAGCTGGCGCGCTAAAGTATCGAGGCTCGTCGGGAACTATAACAACTATCGCTCTAGCATAAGGAACTAAAGGAAATGTCTTTCGAAGTATCTAAAGAAGCGAAACTCGCTTTACTGACTCAACGTATCGAAGCTCTCAACCTCGAGGGCTATCAACACGAACTAAATAAGAAGAGCGCGGAAGCTCTCGGTAACGAAGACGTCGTCGCTCAATCAGAACAAGCGATTATAGTTATCGAGTCCGCTATCGCGGTTCATAAGACCGAACTAGAGTCTCTTTAGCCTCTTTCGTGACACCTAGCCGATACTTGTAAGAGAACTCGGTTAGGTTAGTATTATGTCGAAAGCGGCAAACGCGGTCGTCGCCTCCGCGAGAACTAAACTCGGCTATATCGAGGGCGAGAATAAAGATAACTTCTTCGGGCGCTGGTATGGCGCTAATAACTCCGCTTGGTGCGCTTGCTTCGTATCGTGGGCTCTAGCTAAAGCTAAACTAACTTACCTAATCGCGGGCGCGCAAACCGATAAGGGTTTCAATTCGTGCGGGGCTGGTATCCGCTTCTTCAAAGCTAAGAAAGCTTGGTATCCCGTCGCCGAAGCTAAAGTCGGAGACCTAGCGTTCTTCGATTGGGATAAAGACGGCGAACAAGACCACGTTGGTATCGTGACCGCGATAGACCTAAAGAAGAAACAGATTAGAACTATCGAGGGCAATACAAATGACGTCAATCGTTCGAACGGTGGAACGGTTCAAGAGAAGTGGCGTAACTTCTCCGTAATTATGGGAGTCGGACGTCCAGCCTATCCTGCGGACGACGCTTATCCTCCGAAGAAAGCGTAACTATGTCGCGCGTTCTTCTTCGTCTCCGCGCTATCGCTAAAGTAATCGGAAGTATTCTTTGGCGTTCGTTCGGTCTCCTCGGAATGTATCTTCCGCTTGGTCTAGGTGCGGGCTCTGCCGTTTCACTATTTACCGCGCGAGTTACAGACGCGCTAGTCGGAGGAATTGTCGCTTGGCTTACCGCCGTTCTTCGCGCGTTCGCTGAAATCGGTAAAGAGATTGCTCTTACCGCTCGCGTTACGGACGCGTCTATCGTTCGCGGGTTCGCTATCGCGGTCGAGCAAGCCGAGGAAGCTCTCTCGAAATCGGATAAGAAGAAGTAAGTTAGGGCTAGGAAATGAACTTCTCTATCGCGAGCTGGTCGGACGTTGCTCTTCTAATCGGTATCTGTTCCGCTCTCGCGGGTATTACGGGCGGAATGATTAGGTCTAAGTTAGACCGTAAGAGCGCCGAGGAAGCTTCTAGCGACCGTCTAATTCGTCTTATCGAAGCCGAAGCGGAGAAGCGCGTAGAAATAGTCCGAACCGAGTTCAAACTTCAAATTACCGAGATACAACTAGAGCATAGAACTCAAATAGACGCTATGCGCTCCGAGTTCGAGCGCGAACTGAAATCTCTCAAGCGAGAGCACGACACTTATCGTTGCGAGCTCGCTCCTATCTGCGCTTGGCGTAACAAGAAGACTCCTCCTCCTGCTCCGTTCAAGGCGGAAGCATAAGCTCGGCGCTTCCCTAACAGCGTCGAATGAAAGAGACCTCCTAGCCGACTCCCGCTCCTCTCGGCTAGGAGGTCTCACTTCTTACGCTATACTCTAAATGTTGCTATCTGGTGGTGGTAACTAGAAGCCTCGCCCGCTTTCTTTATTGAGTTCTTTCGTGGGCGAGGCTTCGCTAATTTATAGACCTCGGTAATAAGGAAAGCCCGCCGAGAAAGGGAAGTAACTCGACGGGCTTAGAGCGGTTCGTAGTGTCGGAAACCGCTTCTCCTACCATAGCAGACTATTTACGCGTAAGACACAAATCGCCGAGAAATCAGAAATCGAACTAAGTAAGAGCTATCCCGAAATGGTGCTAGGCTTGCGCTTGATGACTAGGGAAATCCTAATCTCTAGCCGTCTACCACTACCAAATAGAGGAGCAATAAGGAAATGAGCATTAGACATATCTCGCTAGTTCTTGAGAACTTCACGGCGAAACCGACTCTAAAGTTAGTCGCAATCGTTCTAGCTGACCACGCGGACGCGGACGGAGTCTGTTTCCCTAGTTATCGACGTATTGCCGCGGTAACGGGTCAATCCGAGCGAAACGTAGCTCGGCAGGTGAAAGAACTTATCGAACGCGGTATCGTGACGAAACTTAGGACGGGTTCGATAGTAAATAAGGACGGGAAGACTATTCGACTTTCGAACGCTTATCGGGTGAACGCGCACGTCCTCGAGCGGTTGAAGAGCGTAAAGTTATCAACAGGGAGGGTGGGGATAACTTCCGAGAATGTCTACCTAGAACAAGACAAATCTACACGTTCAAGGTGGACAAGTATGTCTACCAAACCGTCATATAACCATAAATCTAACCGTCAATCTAAAGAGGTTGGGGATAAGTCTGTAAGTCAACCGCAGACGCTCTCGGAAATCTTAGACGGACTTCTCGGAGAACGCGAAGAATGACTCCTAGACCGTGGACGACTGGAGAGCTGAAAGTCCTAAGACTATTCGGAACTCTAGGAGCTTCTAACGTAGCGAAGCTCTTAGAACGCTCTACGTCTTCGGTCGAGAAGAAAGCTAGAGAGCTTCGTATTCCGCTCGTCTCGAACGGTGAAGACTTCGTCCTAACTAAAGAGACGAGCAGAATACTCGCTCACTTGAAAGAAGTTCCTAATCTAAACGTCTGCCCCGTTTGCGGTCTTCGTTTAGCGATTATGAAGAGCTCGGGTATCTGCCGCGTATGCCACCTCGACGCTCTTATCTCACTTCGAGAGGTTCAACTAACGGAGCAAGCTAGGGAGAAGAAACTAACTAAGCTTCGTCAAGATAAGAGGCGTCTCCGAGTCTGCGCTTATTGCGGTGACGCGTTCTTTCCTCGAGCTTCCGCGACTATCGAGTTCTGCCCGAAGTGCGAGGGGACGGAATGAGAGCGAAATCGTGTACGGTCTGCTCGCGTCGGACGCCCGACGGTTCTTCTCGTTGCTCTCTTCATAAGACGAACTCGGGTCGACCTCGCCCGTGTCTAATCTGTTCGCGGTCGACGCTTATCGGTAACTATTGCGAACTTCACCTCCCCGAAAGAGACGAAGCGGAGAGGAACGCTCGTAACCCGTATCGTCGAGAATACAAGTCTGCCGAGTATGCGCGAAATCGACGTCACCGTTTCAAGCTCGCGCGTGGACGTTGCGAACTATGTAACATCGAACTTCAACCCGCAGAGTGGGAATGCGACCACCTTGTTACGTTGAAGAACGGCGGAACGAACGCGATAGAGAACCTCCGAGTCTTATGTAAGCCTTGCCACTATGCGAAGACTCGCGAAGACCGTAAGAAGAAGTAAGACTATGACTTTATCTAAACCGCAACCGACCGAAGTAATCGAGTTCGAACTATTCGGGAAACCTACACCGAAAGCGAGACCTCGTTTCAATACGAAGACGGGTCGAGCTTATACTCCGTCGAAGACGCGTCACGCGGAAGCTTCTATCCTCGCGTCGTATATTCTTGCTGTCGGTAATCGTCCGCCGCACGACGGAGCTATCGAACTCGAACTCGTCGCGACGTTCGAACCTCCCTCGTCTTGGTCGAAGAAGAAACGCGAGTCCGCTCTCCGCGGTGAACTTCCGCACTTGACTAAACCAGACTTCGACAATCTCGCGAAGATTGTCGACGGACTGAACGGGCACGCTTGGCTTGACGACAAGCAAATTACCCGCGCAGTTATCTCTAAGGGTTACGGCGTGAACGCGTCGACCCGTATTCGAATAACTATCTATCCGCTCGAAAGGAGCAACACTAATGAATAAAGCTATCCTCGCCTCTTACGCCCGCGCGTTCCTCGCTACCGTCCTCGGAGCTATCTTCGCTATCGGGAAACTCCCTATCGACTTCACCTCCGCAGATTGGCGTAACGTAGCTAACGCCGTCTGGATTGCGGTTATCCCCGTAGCTATCCGTTACCTAAACCCGAACGATACGGCTTTCGGACGCGGGTCTAAGTAGCTCGAACCCTCGGAAGACCGCCTAAA